GCATTTACAGTTCAAATTAAAACAACTTCAGGAACTGGTCCAACATTCGCAGCAGCTGATAAAGGAATTAAATTAGTTTATTCTAATGGAACAGATGTAGTTGATTCTGCTCTTCAAAATTTATCAAGTGACTATGCTCCAACATTATCTGCAAATTTAGATGCAAATGGTCAAAATATTTTAATAGATAATGGTAATTTTATCGGAGATGAAAATGGTAATGAACAAATTAAATTTTCAACAACTGCATCTGCTACAAATGAAATTACAATAGCTAACGCCGCAGCTGGGTCAAGCCCTGTTATTTCTGCAACTGGTGGAGATACAAATGTTGGAATAACTTTAACTCCAAAAGGTGATCTTGGAAGAATTACAGCTAACGGTGAAACAAAAATATTTGGTGTATTTGAAAATGCATTTACAACTACAACTTTTCAAACAACACTTAATTATGATGTACTTTCTCAAGCTGTTTATTTTCAAAACGTTGCTTCAGGATCTAACTTTACAGTTAACCTAAGAGGAAACTCTACAACTGCATTAAACTCTGCTTTAAATACTGGTGAATCAGTTACTGTTGCTCTTTTAACTAAAAATAATAACACAACATTTTATAACAACGTAATTCAAGTTGACGGAACTACTGTTACTGCAATCTGGCAGGGTGGAACAGCGCCAACGTCTGGAAATACTTCATCTACAGATGTTTATAGTTACACAGCTATCAAAACAGCAGCATCAACATACACAGTATTAGCAGCGCTAACGCAATTTAAATAGGAGGAGAAAGAATGCCTTTAAATTCAACACGTGGAGCTGGTTCAGCTAAAGCATTTGGATTTACTTCTGGAAGAACTATAACTCCTTTTATATCAGCTACTGGTGGAACAGTATTAACTTGTGGAGATTATAAAACACATGTTTTTACAGGTGATAGTACTTTTTTAGTTACTAATGAAGGAACTCCTGCGGGTTCTACTACATTTGAATATTTAGTAATAGCAGGCGGAGCTTCAGGCGGATCTTATTTTAGAGGTGGAGGTGGAGGAGCTGGTGGATTTAGAAATAATTATCCAAGTCCAGTTAATGGTGGATTAACTGCTGTTTATGGAAGTTTTCCAATTCAAGTTGGGGCAGGTGGGCCTACTAATACTGGATTAGGTACTCCATCTATATTTAGTTCAATTGCCTCTACAAGAGGTGGATGGCAATATTGTGGAAACATACCGGGTGGTTCTGGAGGAGGAACTGATGGTACTAGTGTATTAAGTAATGGTAATGCAGGTGGATTTTCTCCACCTGAAGGTTCTCCTGGTGGAAGATCACTTGGAGGATGTTCGCCTGGAGGAGGCGGAGGAGGTGGTCACGCTGGAGCAGGTACAAACGGACCTCCAGGAAACTCAACTCCAGCAGGAAACGGCGGACCAGGTTCACCGATAGCAACAGCATTTTTTGGACCAACAGCACCATCATATGGTACACCTGGACCAGCTCCAGGAAGATATTTTGCAGGTGGCGGCGGTGGCGGAACATATGGCCCAGGCGTTGCAGGCGGCGGAGGAGTTGGCGGCGGGGGAACAGTGAATGTTAATGCTACAATTAATACAGGGGGTGGTGGTGGAGCAGGAAGATTTACAGGATATCCTCCTTCTACTTTTCCTTCTTCTGGAGCTAGTGGATTAGTAGCAATAAGATATAAATTTCAATAGGAGTAATTATATATGGCACATTATGCAAAACTATCTGAAGAAAATATAGTTATCTCATGTCATGTTGTTAATGACCTAGATACTTTAAAGGATGGTATTGAAGATGAAGCAACTGGAATTGCTTTTTTAACAAGAATTCATGGTTGGCCTCATTGGAAAAGATATTCTTATAATATGAGGAATGGATATAGAATTAATTCAGATGGATCTATTGCAGAAGATCAATCTAAGGCATTTAGAAAAAATGCAGCAGGTATTGGTTCTAAATATGATCCAATAAGAGATGCATTTATAGATCCAAAACCATACAATTCATGGATATTAAATGAAACTACTTGTACATGGGAACCCCCTATTCCAAGACCTAAAAGTGATACAAATGGAGTTCCAGATAGATATCACTGGAATGAAGATACATTATCTTACACAAAAGAAATTTTATATAGAGAACCAGAATCAAATTAAATTTAATTGATTTAATTAATAAAAAATGATATTTCTTTTTCATAAGAATTATGAAGGAAATAAATTTAACTAAATCATCTATATATGTAGATAATTTAAAAAAATCATCTTTTATAAAAAATAGAAATATTAAAAAACATATACTTTCACAGTTTAAATATAAACCTGAAATTCTATCTAATTTAAATTATTATAAAGACGTAGCCATTACATTGAACACAGATATGTGTTGGGTAATGGATCACATGGTTGACTATTATCATTTATATTATAAACAAAACTTGGTTCCGATTGGAAATATATTAGGATTGATACATAATCAGCATGAAGGAACTATTTTAAGAAATCATGTTAATCCTTATGATTTATATAACTCTCCAGATTATACTTATATATACGTAGTTCAGAGCGGTCCACTTGACGACTATATAATTTTTGAATATAATAATCACATAAGAAAAAATGAAATTTATAAAATACCTCTAGAGACAGGAAAATTTATTATGTGGAATAGTAGTTTAAATTATTATTTAACTCCTAACAAAAATTATAAATCAAGAATAATAATGCTTGTTAATTGTGTAATTAAATAAAAATGTTTTATAAAGAAAGTAAAAATTTTTTAACAAAAGAAAATATACATTTTATAGAAAATGTAATTTTAAATCATAGTTTTCCTTTTTATTTAGCTCAAAGAACAACTATTAATGATACACACAGAGTAATGTTTCATAATTTATTAAATAGACCAGAAGAATCAAAACCAGAAGAAAGATTGAATTCACCTTATTATGAAAATATGTTTAATTTAGTTAAATCTTTTTTTAATAAATTTAAAATTAAAAATGTAGAAATTTTAAGAATGTGTGTAAATTTTACATTTAATAATGGAACCGAAAAATGTCCAATTCATCAAGATCATGAATACCCTCACAAACAATTAATTATTTATTTAAATGATGCTGATCCTAATTCAAAAACAATAATATTAGATGAAAAAAATAATGTATTAAAAAAAATTACTCCGGAAAAATACAAAGGAGTTTGTTTTGAAAATTTGCCTCATTATATGATTTATCCGAAAAAAGGAGAAAGAGTTGTTTTAGTAACTACATTTAAATAAAGATATGATTTTAAGAAATTATTATTGGTATTTTGAATCTGCATTACCACCAAGAATATGCGATGATATTATTAATCTTGGAAAAGAAAAAGAAGAAAAATTAGCTTTAACAGGGGATATTTCTAAAAAAGATCATAAAGATATAACAAAAAAAGAATTAAAAGATTTAAAAAAAAGAAGAAATTCTCACGTTGCTTTTTTTGATGATAGATGGGTTTATAATCAAATACATCCTTTTATACATGCGGCAAATGAAGCATCTGGATGGAATTTTGATTGGGATTGGTCAGAACCTTGTCAATTTACAAAATATAAATTAAATCAATATTATGATTGGCACTGTGATAGTTGGAACGTTCCTTATGATTCTCCGAATGATTTAAATTTTCACAATAAAATTAGAAAATTGTCTGTTACAGTAAGTTTATCTGATCCAAGTGATTATAAAGGAGGAGAATTAGAATTTGATTGTAGAAATGAAGATCCTAATAAAAGTAAAAAAAGAAATATTTTAACTTGTAATGAAATTAAACCAAGAGGATCTATCGTAGTATTTCCCTCTCATGTTTGGCATAGAGTTAAACCAGTAACAAAAGGAACAAGATATTCATTGGTTATTTGGAACCTTGGATATCCATTTAGATAATATGAAAAAAAATAAAATAGAAGAAATAACATTTAAAGAAGAACTTTATTTTTCAACACCTGTGTGGATGGAAAAAAAACCTGAATTTTTAAAACAACTTAAAATTCCTTGTGATGAATATATTAAAGCTGCAAAAGATAAAAATAAAGAATTAACAAAAAATAATAAAGATTTTGGTTTTTCTCATCATTCCCTTCAAATACAACAAGATATTAGAATAAAAGATTTTGTTCAATATGTAGGACAAAGATCTTACGATTTTTTAGTTAATCAAAACTTTGATCTTACTAATCACACACTCATTTTTACAGAAATGTGGGTGCAAGAATTTGCAAAAAAAGGAGGACATCATGAAACACATGTTCATTATAATAATCATGTTTCAGGTTTTTATTTTTTAAAATCTTCTGAACATACTTCGTGTCCAACATTTCATGATCCTAGACCAGGGGCTCTTATGACTAAGTTGCCAATAAAACCAGGGATTAATCATGCATTAGATGCTGTTTTTTTCAAAACTACACCAGGGACAATGATGATATTTAATAGTTATGTTCCACATTCATTTTCAGTTGATCATGGAAAAGAACCTTTTAGATTTATACATTGGAATTGCCAAGCAGTACCAAATGTAATTTTAAGAAAATGAAAATAGCAAAAGAAGTTAATACAAATGATTTATTTTACATTTATAAAAGACCCTATGACATTTTGACAGATGAAGCTATTAAAGAATCTGTTGATTATATTAAAAAATTTAAAAATAGTGTTATGTTTGCAGATTTTGGATGGTGGGACATTGCCTTATCAAAAATAAATAAAAAAGGTCTTCATTTAGAATTTGGAGTTTATAAAGGTGATTCTTTAAATTATTTTTCAAACATGTTAAAAAACATAACATGGTATGGATTTGATAGTTTTTTAGGAATGCAGGAAGATTGGAAAGGCGGGTGGTTTGGAAAAAATTGTTTAAATTTAAATAATCAAATTCCTATATTAAATAAAAATGTAAAAATAATTAAAGGTTGTCTTAAAGATACTTTACCTGAATTTTTTAAAAAACATAAAGAACATATATCTTTTATTCATATAGATTGTGATACATATGAATCAACAAAAGATGTTTTAGATTGTATAGATAAAAAAAGATTACAAAAAGGTTGTATATTATTATTTGATGAATATATGGGTTATATAAATTGGCAAGAAAATGAATATAAAGCTTGGCAAGAATATGTTAAAAAAAATAAAATTAAATATACATATAGAGCCTTTGGAGAAAGGCAAGCAATTATAGAAATATTATGAGTTTTAAAAAAAATAAATATGTTGTAGTTAAAGAAGCTATATCAAAAGAATTAGCTAATTTTTTATTTATTTATTTTTTAATGAAAAGGCAGGTCGCTAGGACATTATTTGAAACTAAATCAATAGCTCCAAGTGAAAAAATGCATGGAACATGGAAAGAACAACAAGTTCCAAATACATATGCACATTACTCGGATATTGCAATGGAAACTTTATTATTGAGGTTAAAACCATTAATGGAAAAACATACAGGTGTAAAATTATTAGAAAATTATTCTTATGCTAGAATATATAAAAATGGAGATATTTTAAAAAGACATAAAGATAGATTTAGTTGTGAGTTTTCTACTACGTTAAATTTAGGTGGAGATAAATGGCCTATATATCTTAATCCAAATCAAGAAGAAGGATTTGATGTTGTTAAAAAAGAAGGACGAAATGAAGTAAAATATTATAGTGCATCTAATTCAAAAGGAGTAGAAATAAATTTAAAACCTGGAGATATGTTAATTTATAGAGGAGATTTATTAGAACATTGGAGAGAAAAATTTGAAGGAAAAGATTGCGGACAAGTATTTTTACATTACACAAATGCTGCTACACCAGGGGCTCACGATAATATATTTGATGCACGACCACATCTTGGTTTACCTGAATTTTTTAAAAGACCTCTTGTTAAGAGATGATTTTTAAAAAAGAAGAAGTTAAAGTTTTTAAAAAATATTTATCTAAAGAAGACTGTGAGTATTATGCTTCTTTAATAAGAAATCTTGGTCCTGGAAATTTTGATTGGCCAACTAGAACAGTAGATATAACTAATGATTCAATTGTAGATAAAACTATTAATTTTTTTAAAACAAAATTAGGTTTAAATCTTGATATAGGTCAAGCGCAATTACAAAATTGGAACGAAGGATCAGAAGGTGAACTGCATATACATGCAGGAAGAGGAACAGAAAATAGTAAATACAACAGTTTAATATATTTAAATGATGACTTTGAAGGTGGTGAATTTTATACAAAAAAAGAAACAATTAAACCAAAACAAGGAATGTTGACTATTTTTGATGGCAGTGCTACATATCATGGAGTAAAAAAAGTTAAAAAGAAAGATAGAAAAACAATTATCTTTTGGTGGAAAAAATGAAAAATATTAACATGTTTGATAATAATTTTATTGTTGTTAAAAATTTTTTATCAAAAACTAATATTAAAAAAATATTAAAAGATATTGATTTTGAAATTAAAACTAATTTCTGTCCTACCGTTCCGAAATATCAAACATATCCTGATTTATTTAATAAATATAAAAATAAAGAACATTGGAAAAATTACTTTGATTCTTTAAATAACTTAATTAATAATTTTGAAAAACATTATGTTTTGCATAGTTGTTGGGCAAATGTTGTAAAATCTAAATCAACATATTGTATACATACTCATAATACAGATATTTCTACCGTATATTATATAAAAAATTTATATAAAGAGTTTGGAACTTATTTTAATGTTGATCAAAAAGAATTTATAATTCCA